TTTTTGCCCGTTGGGAGCATCAATAAAGCGGGCGATCTCATAATGATAGCCGTATGAATAAATTACCGGACCCTCAAAGAACATACTTGAGGCCCGGCCGGATTCTTGTAATTGATTAGCCCAAACGTGGGCAAGCTGTGAATGACTGGAAAATACTTTTTTCATGGCAATAGGTTTTTGAGGTTATTTACTAAAAATGTCCTGCACAAAGCTGATCACGTAACAAACGGCCAGCAAAACGATAAGTAGATTAATGACGTCGCGCATAGGTTAAAAATTAAAAGTTAGAAGATAGAACAGCATAGCCGTTCTGAATACTAAAGAAATCACGGAAATACCAGCGAATGTTGACAGATACGAAGCGGATGGAATGGTTAAGATTTTTCATGTTGTTTGATTTTTTAATGATTGATTAAATAACACCACAAATATACAATATCTTTTAACATTATGCAAAATAAGTACACGTATTTTTGAAAAAATAAATACCTAAATGTGAATAAGTAAATTTCCTTATGTCTAAAAAATTTAGTATATTAGGGCATCTTATTCTGATAAAATACCGGGATAGTACAATAAGCCCGGAAAGTAGATAAACAAGCATAGAAACACGAAAATATCAGGGAATTGCCAATACCCCCCGAGCATACAAAATGGAAGCCTGGTCAGTCAGGTAACCCTAACGGGAGACCGAAGAAGCTGCCCGACCTGGATAAGCTCATGGCTGAGATTCTGGGACCGAATAAAGAAGGCCGGGACGGGATGGAGATAATCATCGAAGCCCTACTAAAGAAGGCCGCAAAAGGCGACGTAAAGGCCGCTGAGCTGCTTTTGAACAGGGGATATGGCAAGGCACGGCAGTTTATAAGCATGAACCACGAAGGGGGAGTAAATATACTTTTCGAACAGGCAACCACACAACCACATGAGGGAGATCAAAGTAAAATACACGAAGGTCTTTCAGATGAACCGGGAAGCGTACGATCAGAGACGCTACCGGGTAATAGCTAACCAGGGATCGACAAGGTCCGGAAAGACCTACTCACTGGCTCAGCTTTTAGCTCTTTACATACCGCACAAGGAAAAAGTAAGTATATCAATCGTCAGCCCATCGTTGCCTCACCTTAAACGGGGAGCCCGCAGGGATGTTCTGGAAATACTGGAGAAAGCCGGCTTATACTCAGATGAGGCCTTCAATAAAACGGATAATATTTATAATTATCCAAATGGCAGTTACATCGAGTTTTTCGGGGCTGAGGATGCAGGGAAGGTAAGGGGACCGGGAAGGGATATTCTCTATATAAACGAAGCTAACCTACTCAGTCAATCGATATACCAGCAATTGGCTTTTAGAACACGAAAGACGATATTCCTAGACTTTAACCCTGTAGACGAATCAAGCTGGGTGTATGACGTAGCCGACAAGGAAGGAAACTTGTTAATACATTCGACTTACAAGGATAACCCGTTTTTGCCGATTGAACAGGTGAACGAAATAGAATCGCTCCAATATGCCGATGCCAACCTTTGGAAGGTGTACGGACTAGGGGAGAGAGGGAAAAGCCTAGAGATAATATACACACATTGGAAGCTAGGCGAATTCCAGGAAGGAGAGTTAGTGTACGGGCTGGACTTTGGGTACTCAGTGCCCACAGCATTAGTAAAGGTCAGTTTTAAGGATAAAAAAACCTTTGTTGAGGAGGTGATATATCAAACGAAACTAACTACTAACGATTTAATAGAACGGATGAAGGACCTAGGTATTAACGGCTCTGTAGAGATTTTTTGCGATAATGCTGAACCTAAAACGATTGAGGAGCTTACGAGAGCTGGATTTAACGCCAAACCTGCTTCTAAGGATGTTTACGCAGGAATCCAAAAGGTGAAGGCTCAGGACCTCTATATAAGCCCCGGAAGCGTTAACCTGTTAAAAGAGATTCGGTCTTATCGTTGGAAGGTAGATAAGGATGGTAAGGTCCATCAAAATGAGGAGCCGGTGAAGATGTGGGATCACCTGTGCGATGCGATGCGGTATGCAATTTACACGAAACTAAACAAGCCCCGATTTGAGGTGATGGCTTGGTAAAATAAAGAAAGTGGGTAGAATTAAAGAAGCGTGGGAAGCGTTAACAAAAAAGGCAGTGCCGATGATGCCGGTAGGTCAGCCCTTTGCCTCTTATCAGGTAACAGGCGGGACCTTTGTCGGGATTACTGACAACCGGACCAATTATATCCGGGATGGCTATCAGGTTAACGATATTCTCTATTCTACAATAACATTAATTACTGATAAGGTTAAGTTACCCGAATGGTCAACTTATAAGGTGATCGATGAGGCTGCTTTTAAGTCTTACCAGGGATTGATGAGGCGCAAGGATATATCTACTGAGGATTTCCAAAAGGCGATGGATTACAAGCGTAAGGCATTAGAGCCAATCTATGTGGACCGCTTGACTGAGCTTTTAAGATACCCTAACGACTACGAAACCTTTCAGGACTTAGTAGCTAACTCAACTGGATATAAACTTATAACTGGTGGGCGTTGTGTTTGGGCTCAGATGCTAGACATGGGAGCCAACCAGGGTAAACCATACCAACTACACAACCTACCCTACCAAGAAGTAAACATTATTGCTTCTAGTAATATGTTTCCTATTGTAGAGGAGGGTTACATGATTCCGGTCCTTAGTAATGCCTTATTCCCTAAAAGTCAGGTTTTGCACGATAAGTACCAAAACTACGACTGGGATATCAATGGGGCGCACCTTTATGGTATGAGCCCTCTAAAAGCTGCTCTAAGGAGACTTAGCCGGTCAAACTCAGCTATTAAGGCGAGTGCTGCTATGCTCGAAAATCAGGGTGTAAAGGGTGTTCTTTATGTCGATGACCCTAGAGTTATCAATGGCGGTGTAGATGTGGCCGATACAAGAAAGCAAGTAGAAGCTATTAAGAGTAAACTTGTAGGTAAAGGCGAATGGGTAGGATCGGAGAACTGGGGCCGCATTGGTGTCTCTGGTTACAAAATGGGATGGCAGTCTGTTGGGTTAAACCCAGTGGAGCTGTCTATCATTGACTCTGAGAAATGGGACCTAAAGCGATTTAGCTCGGTTTATGGGGTGCCTAGCCAGTTGGTTGGTGATTCTGAGTCCTCGACTTATAACAATGTCAGAGAGGCTGAGAAAGCCCTTACGACTCGTTGTGCAATGCCTCAGTTGGTATCATTCCGCAACCACTTTAATAGAAAGCTACAAACAGACTGGGGCTACAAAGGCCAGAATGTTTATATTGACTTTGACCATACCGTATTTACCGAACTCCAAGAGGATGTAGTCGAAAAGTCCAACTGGATTAAAACTCTGAAAGCATTGAGCCCTAACGAGCAAAGAATGCATTTAGGACTAGAAAGAATAGACAATCCTCTCTTTGATGAGCCTTGGATTACTCCCCAAGATGGTATGCCACTTAGTGAGTACGAAACTCCAAACATGGACCTCAGCGACGTAAACGAAGTCGAAGATGAGGTCGAAGATGAGGAGGAAAACGACGAAATGAATGACGATTGATGAGATTGTCCGCACAACCTACCCGGTAACAAAAAGAGAAAGGTGTTGTGCATTATATAAAGCAAAAATGGATGCCAAGCGATTGGCTCTAAAAAATAGGTTGATGGATGACCGACAAAGAGAGAAAAGAGTATGCGGAGAACTTTTCGAGAACCAATCGAAAGTTTGCCAAAACGCATTTTCCTAAGGTCAAGACACAACTAGATAAGGTTGTTAGTTCTTTGATAGGTACAATAAAGAGAGATGGGGCTAGACTAGCGCAAACCCGCCTTAGGACTACACTTTGGAATGATGAGCTCTACAAACCAATAGAGGGAATCTATAAGCAAGTGGGGGTCTATCATGCTAATGAAATGTATAAGCTCATTAGAAAAGAGATAGGGCAAAAAAGTCGCAATGAGACCTGGACTAAGTTTATCATTGATGAACTAGAAAGGACCTTGCTTCAATATGCCGTAGTCAAAACCTCAGAGACACTTAGAAACCATTTAATACTCGTTTTACAGAATGCTATCATAAAAGAGCAGTCAGTGGATGAGATTATAAAGATTCTGCAAGTTTCTGGATTTACAGCCATGCAAGCCGAAAGGATTGTTAGGACTGAAGTAAGTCGGGCGGCTAACACTGGAATAAAGGCAGCAGCCGAATCATTTAACTACGAAATGGTTAAAGAGTGGATTGCCTTTAGAGATTCTAGGACCAGAGGTTTTAACCCTAAGCAACCTAAAGACCACTTTCACATGGATGGTCAGGTGGTTGACTTTTATGACAACTTCGTCGATCCTAGGAGTGGAGAAAATATAGAATATCCTCTAGCTCCCGGTGGCTCGGCAGCGATGGTCATAAATTGCAGATGCTCTTATATTGTTGTACCTAAAAGAGATACTAGAGGAAGATTAATAAACAGGGGAGGTGCTTGATCGGCTACGGCCAGTACTGCGGAATCATGAAATAATAACCAGGGTCAACCCTCCCAAAATATTGAATATGAAAAGATACTTTGAACAAAAGACAGTAAGCAACTCGGTGCAGGATGTTAGCACTACCACTAGAAAGGTAAAGGTAGCTATCAGCCAGATGGGCAGTAAGGACTTTGACAATGATGTCATCGACCACAATGCCTACACTAAGACACTAACAGAAAGAGGTCCGAAAGGTGCAAACCTTATTTGGCACTTAACAGACCACAATCCTAGTCTAAAGTCAGCCATTGGCAAGTTCTCTGAGCTGTATGTAGAAAAGGACTATCTGGTAGGAATTACCGATGTGCCAAACACTACATGGGGCAACGATGTCCTAGAGTTCTACAAGTCTGGTCATATTAACCAGCACTCAGTAGGCTTTAGAACTATTAAGCAAGAGAACCAGAAAAGTGTAGAGGGCGAGTACAACCTCATCAAAGAGATTCTGCTTTTTGAAGGTTCTGCTGTATTGTGGGGTGCTAATATCAACACACCTACAATCGAAGTAGGTAAGTCAACCGAGGAGGTTATTAGCCAGCATGAAAAACTGTCTAAAGAGCTTAGTATGCTCTTAAAGTCATTGAAAGATGGCCGCTTCTCTGATGAGGCTTTTGAGTTTATCGAGATCAGAGTAGCACAAATAAACGAGGCAATTAAATCCCTTATATCTATTGAATCCACTCCTAAAGTAGAGGAACCCGCAGAAGCAGTTCCAGAAACCAAGGAGCCGGAGATTGACTTAAGTGGACTTAAGCATAATTTGAATAATCTATTAACTAAATTAAATTCCTAACAATGGATGAATTGAAAAGCATCGAGACTGCGGTAAAATCAGCTACCGAGTCAGTAGAAAAGATGAAGGCTGCCAATGAGGCTGCTATCGCTGATGTTAAAAACGAAGTAGCTGAAGTAAAGGCTGCTGTTGTTACTATGGATGAGGCTTCTAAGAAAAACCAAGCTGCTCTTGACCAACTGATTGCTGAGAAGTCAGCTAAGAAAGTTGACAACAAGAACAAGTCTTTCGGTGAGGCTTACAACGAAGCTATCGCTGAGGCTTTCGAGTCTAAGCAAGCTGAAATCAAGCATTTCCAAAAGGACAAGAATGCTAAGCTCGTAATCGACCTTAAGACTGTTGGTACAATGACTACCACTGCTAGCTTGACTGGCGATGGTGTTGCTACTTACAATCAGCGTCAAGGTCTGGTTCCTGCTCAGAAGATCAACTTCCGCGACTTGGTTCCTACTGCTGTATCTCCTACCGGACTTTATGTTACCTATCGTGAGACTGGTACAGATGGTTCTATCGAGAAGCAATCAGAGGGTAATCCTAAGAGCCAGATTGACTACGACCTGACTGAGGTTAAAGTTGTATCTGACTACATCGCTGGTTTTGCTCGTTTCTCTAAGCAGATGATGTTCCAACTGCCTTTCTTACAGAACACTTTGCAGCGTATGTTGCTCCGTGACTTCTACAAGAAAGAGAACAGCACTTTCTTTGCTGCTGTTAGCCAAGGTGCTACTGGTTCTACTACTACCTCTGCAACTGTTGATGTAGAGCAACTGGTTGACTGGATTGCTAACCAATTGGCTGCTGACTTCGATGCTTCATTTGCTCTGGTATCTTACCAGCAGTGGGCTCGCTTGCTCAAAACTAAGCCTATGGACTACTCTGTACCTGGTGGTGTTGTTATCGACCCCGCTGGTAACGTACGTATCGCTGGAGTGCCTGTAATCGGTGCCTCTTGGGTTACTGATGACAAGTGTCTGATCATCGACTCTAACTATGTAGAGCGTGTTGAGACTGAAGGTCTGCGTGTTGAGTTCTCTTATGAGGATAGCGACAACTTCCAAAGAAACCTTGTAACTGCTCGTGTTGAGTGCTTTGAGGACATCAACCTCCTCCGCACAGATGCGATCATCTACGGTGATTTTGGAAATATCTAAAATAGGTGCTGTGGTTTGATGTGGTGGGGCCGGTTTCGGCTGGCCCCTTTTTTTAATAAATCTCTATGCTGTACAACTTACTTATCGACTGGGATGACCAAACCAATGAATCGGGCATCAATGAGCCTTTAACTGTCGAGGAAGTTAAAAACTACCTCAGACTTGAAGGGTTTATCGATCAATCAGATAGCATACCATCCGACTTTAACGATGATGATGCTATTATAGAAATATTGATTCGGTCTGCTAGAGAAAGGATTGAGGAGTTTACTGGCCTGAGCTTAATCCCTAAAACATGGGAGATTGAGTTCACTAACTTGGCTGGTGGCTTTGAGATTCCCTTTGGTCCAGTTACTACCATCATTAACGTAAAAGATGATGAGGGGGATAGTATTAGTACAGATGACTTTGAGGTGTCCTTAAATGGCAGAATCCTAAAATGGCCTAAATACGAGAATATGACCATGCTTTACGAGGCTGGTTATGTTACCTTACCTAAAGGCTTAAAGGATGCTATGTATAAAGAGGTCGCTTATAGGTATATCAATAGAGGGGATGAA